GTTGGAAAAGCAATTGGCACCGCTTTGTCATGGGCTAATAAACCTTTGCAAGAAGTACAAAAAGATTACAAATTTATTCATAGTCTTTACGCCGATCATGGTTTTATTGACGGAACAATTGGTTCCCTTGGCGTACTTGCTGGTGCTGGTATTAGCATTGCTGGCGCACTTGCTGCTCCAGAAACTGGTGGCGCTTCCCTTGCCCTTACCGCTGAAGGTGCCGCACTTGGTGCTGGTATTGGCGAAACTGTTGAACGTAATATCCTTGGTCGTGCTACTCCAGCGTTTAAAGATTCTTTTCAAAAGTCTAACGATCCAAGTTATTTAGTTTCATTTGGTCGTGATACCGCAAACCTTGCAAGTAAAATACCTGGATTTAGTACACTTGCCAATACCGACACAGGTGTTGGACAAATTGTTTCGGGCATCGCAGATGCTTCATTTGATTTTGAAGCAGATCCACTTGCTGTTGCTGGTAAACTTAAAGGACAAATTCGTAATGGTGATAACATTGCCGTTGCTAAAGAAGTAGATCCTACTACTGGCGAAATAAAAACTAGCATTAATCCTCAAACTGGCAAGCCAATTGCTCAGGCTACATTGCCATTTGCTTCTTCTGCAACTGGTCTTCAAAACTTTTTTTTAGCAAATTCAATGGTCGTACATAGTGCTGACCAACTTGACTCAGTTCTTGCTAGTCCTTTTTCAGGCGGTATTAATCGTGCTATTGACGATATTACGGCAAAAGCAAAAGAATCACCAAAGACTGCAATTGCAGATATTACAAATACTTATGGCGTTAAAAACGGTTGGTCTAGGCCAATGGTTAATGCCCTTGCTAATGTAACAAATCGTGAGCAAGTAGTACAAATTTTTAAGCAAGCCATGTATTCCAAAGAACTTGCTGATAATGCAAATCAAGCAACTGCCGAATTAAGATTGCCTAGTAAGTCTGTTGGCAAATTGCTTAGCGAAAAAATTGGCCCAGAGCGTATTAAAAATAGCGCCCAAGGCACAACATTTAACGATCAAGTAAATCTTTTAATTCCTCGCAAATCTGCTGTTACAGATCCAGCAACAGGTGCACCAGTAATTAATCCAACAACAGGTGAACAAGTTTTTAAAATGAATGCACCAGCGTTGTTTAAGCCAGGCAATGGTGCTGTTATGAATGCCCTTGCCGCAAAGGTTCGCACCTTTACAGGTCGTCGTCCACTGTCTTTTGACAAAGATGAAATGGCGTTATCTTCTAAACAAATTGATCTATCTGATCCAAATATTGGTCAAACAATCTACGATATTGCCTACCTTTCAATGCCTCATAAAATTGCCCTTGAGCGTGCTTCAGATTTTCTTACAGCGGCTAATAATGAAGACCGTTTATCTAAACTTCACACATTGCATCAGGAAGTTCTCAAGAACTTTGGTATTGCTGATTCTCAAGCCACACCACTTTTTAGCCAACTTAAAGATGCCTCAGTAGGTTCAGAAGCAGATCATGGCGTTTACGCTGTTAATGGCGGACGTGATGTTGGTACTGTTGACATGAAGCCAGAATACAGTCAAAATCCTAAGTCAATGGCTATTGTTGTAGGTCAACGCTATAAAGGTGCTATGCTTGATCTTAAAGACATTCGCAATACCTTGCGTGAAACTAAGGCTTATGGTGCTTTATATAGCCCCGTAGATGATTTTTTTACTAAGTACACAAACGTAATTTTTGCACCGTTGGCATTGCTTTCTCCAGCCTTTGGTCTTCGTGTGTCTACTGGTGAAGCACTACATCAAGTAATGCGTCGTGGTTTGCCAAGTTACCTTAGCAATGTACTTTCCAATGTTGTTAATAAAATGAGCAAGGCCCATGCTGATCATTATCTTGATAAAACTGCAATGAAACTTACAGAAACAGATAAAGACGCTATTGAGGCTGAACAAGCCGATAGGCTTCCACAAGGCTTAACCTTTAAAACCAAAACTTCCAAAGAAGGAATTAAAGAAGTAACTCCTGCTTTTGGCAAGCCGGGTCAACCATTTTCGGTTCCAGAACAAACAATTATCCGCAACATCCATCAAGTCACAGTACATGATGAAAATGGAAAAGAAATTGCAAACCTTAACTGGCGCATATCTGACGGAGAAATAACCCACATTGGAGTTGATTCAGAATATCAGCGTAAAGGTATTGCCACAAGCATGCTCGCAAAAGCAATTAAAATTGCAAAAGAGCAAAACTTAAAAATACCGCAACACTCCGAAAATTTAACAGAGGCTGGAAAGTTGTGGAAAGAAGCAACAGAAAAGGCTGGTTTAATTACTTCTAACGAAGTTACCGAAGAACTTAACAATAAAGAAAACAGAATTAAAAAGGCTTACGATACAGCCCAAGGCGCCATATCATCTAAGGCTGCTTGGAATAAAGCAGTTAATAATGTTGCCTCTGCGCGTGGAAGATTGCTTCCTGCAGGTTGGGAGCCAGGTAAGTTTTCTAAGTCTCGTCTTGTTTCATATCTTGTTAAAGACAAGATTAAACTTATGGATGAATACGAAGATGTACTAGGTACACGCGAACCTACTGCTGGAGTATCTTCATCTCACGGTGCTTCACAGGATATGGCTGCTAAAGATGCTATTGACATGTTTACTAAGACTCGTGGGCATAGCAATGTGCCAGGTCAAGAACTTGCTGGATTAACTTCTCAAGATCCACACTTCCATGACTATCTTGCCAAGAATATTAACATGGCTGGTGCTGACCAAGCACAACGTGATATTGCCCGCGATTATCTTAATCGCATGAAAAATCCTGAATTTCAAGCATTGTCTTCAAATGACAAATTTGCAAGTCTTGTAGATGCTCAAGCAAACCGTATTAAAAATCCTAATATGTACAAAGATTACCGTTCAACAATGGATGGTTACAGCAAGGCAGTTCCAGAATCATTTGCCAAATCTCAAGTAGATTATTTACAGGGCGTCGTTCATGGATCAAATGACACAATTCATACAGACCTTATTCAAAAGATTGCCAAAGGCGAGCAGGTAACTGGCAAGGAATTGCGTCAGTTGCCACAAGAATCTCTACCTATTAAAGTACTTGGCCGTCGTATGCAACCTAGAATTTCAGACGCTTTGCGTCAGGTTGAAGAAAAAGGTTACCGCAAGTTTGTTAATCCAGTTATGGATTTTATATCTCGTCAGCCTTTGTTCAACGACTTTTACATTCGTCGTCGTATGAGTAATCAACCATTAATTGATATGGGATTGCTTAGCCCAGATGAAGCAGTTCGTTTGTCAGCCCTACAGGCTACAAAGGAAATGATACCAGCGATTCACAGCCCTGCTATTCGTAGTCAGTTTGCTGTTATTCACCGTAACTTGCTTCCATTTTACTTTGCTCAAGAGCAGGCTATGCGTCGTACTGGTCGTTTAATTCTTAGCCGTCCACAAGCATTTCGTGATTTTCAGATTATCCAACAAGGTATGAACAATCCTGGTTTTGTGCATACTGATGCCAATGGCCAAAAGTACATTGTTTATCCTGTGCTTGGCGAGTTTGGAAATGCTCTTGCTCGTGGTTTAAATGCCATTGACTTAAAGCAATTCTCAGGATTGCCAGAGTCTATTACGGGTAATACTTCATCTTTGCTTACAGTTCTTCCTGAAGTTAAGATGCCAGGTACAAGCCCATTTATTAACCTTGGCTTAAACAAATTGTCCAACATGTTTCCATGGATGGATAAAGCAGTTAATCTTGCTTCTGGTGGCTATCCATCGCAAAACATTATTGACACAATTATCCCTAACTCAACAATGCGCGATATGTTCAACGCAATGACCATGGATGATCGTGAGTCAACTGTTCTTAACTCTAAGTTGTCAGCAATTGCCTCGGCTTACTACCATGGCGATTTGCCTGAGAATTTTACATCTTTGCCAGCATTCCAGCAGGCTCAGATCATGGCCAAGATTGAGGGCAACGCAAAGTCTAACTTGATTATCAAGGGCTTGTTCTCGTTCTTCTTGCCTTTGGCTCCAACAGTCAGCAACGATGTTTACGACAAGAATCTACAGACACTTCGTTCTGACTATCTAGCCTTGCTTAATCAAAAAGATCCTTTGACAAATCAGACATATTCAGCAGCGGCTGCTTTGAACAAGTTTATTCAAGATACTGGTTCGCCAAGTAATCCAAACAGAGCCTTGGCTTACACAGTAGCCCGCAGCCAAAACGGCACAAGCGGAGCATATGTTCCGTTGGCTGATTCAACAATTAGTTGGATTGATGGCAATCAAAAGTTGCTTAATAATCCAGCATATTCATCTGCTTCGCCATATCTTATTCCGCAGGTAGCAGATAGTGCAGATGCTTTGGCTGTTGAAAACAAGTTGTTACTTGATCATTTCAGATCAAAGGTAACTTCGCAACAATTTCTTACCTCGCTTTATGTTAAGCAAGGTTGGCAAGATCTTGCGTCAAGTTATGCTGCTTATCAAACTGTTTTGACGGATGCTCGTAAATCTAACAATCGTCAAGCAGAATATAATATTGGTCAAGCATGGAAACAAATAACGGCAAATTATGGTCAAAGTAATCCAGTATGGTTTGCAAACTATAATGATCCAACTCGTCCTGTTCAGTCAGCAAAAGTAATTAGCCAATTTCAGACTATGAACCAAAAAGGTTTGTTGCCGAATACGCCTGAGGGCAATGGCATTAAAGACTTGCTTGCAAATTATCAGTATTATCACAATGGTTTATTGGCTAATACAATCAATGGCCAACATCTTCCAGGTTACTCAACCTTGATGGATGTTTGGTATACCTATGTGGATAATTTGGCTGTATCAAATCCTCGTTTGCAAAGCGTAATAACAAGCGTATTTAGAAGGGCTGTATAATGGCTACTCCAACAACACCAGCAATTCCAAATCCTGGTGGTAGTTCCGCTGCGCCAACTTCTGCTGAAGTTGCTGCGCTTTTAGCGGCGGCTGGCGGCTCAAATCTTTACGCCAATATGAAGACGTTTACAGATACAACAAGCACAACTCAAACATCACCACAAGATGTTGAGGCTTTGATAAACGCAACAATGCAATCAATGGTTGGTCGTAATGCTACTCCTCAAGAATTGCAAACATATGGTGCTGAATTGCTTGCGGCTGAAAAATCTAATTTTGGCACATTTAATGAACAAACTACTTATGGTCCTACTGGTAAGCGTGCCGATATTACAGGTGGACAAGTATCCAGTGGTATAGATGCACAAGGTTTTCTTCAAAGCCTTATCGGTGGTAGCGCCGATGCGCAATCATACAAACTAGCAACTAGTTACTTTTCAGCAATGCAACAAGCATTGCAAAGTCAGGAGAACATTTAATGGCAACTACAAAAAAATCCATTTATGATCCTGCAACAACAAGTTTTGATCAAATTACAACTATTGAGCAAGCACAGGCTGCTGTTGATTATTGGAAAAATCAAATTCAATCTGGCCATGAAACAAGAGCCAATATTAAATCTCTTGCATTAGCAAGTCAAATTGAAGACAAATTATCTCCAACTACTGCAGCCAATGCAGCACCTGCTGCAACCTCTGGTCCAAGTGTTGCCGAAATGCAAAAAGAAGTTGCTGCGGCTCGTGAATCATTAGCACCTAAATCACCAGAAGTAACAAATCAAGTTCCCATTACTACTGCCACGCCTAATGCGGGTATTCAAACTACTACTACCAATCCAATAACAACTCCAGTTGTTGATAGTGGTACACCACCAACACCTAAAACACCAACCAATGATTTTAAAATGGTTAAAGGTGTATTTACCTACAACGGCAAGGCTTACACTGGTTTAGATCCAAAGACTAATAATTATTATGTCAAGGGTAAACTGCAATCTGATGCAGACATTAAAAATGATTTTATCAAGAACTATGGCGCACAAGCAGCATTAGTTCTTGCAGTACCAGAACTTTCAACACTTGTTACACAAGCAGTTAAAAGTAATTATACCAAAGATCAATATGGCGCAGCATTTCTTAATACTACATGGGCAAAACAACACCCTGGTTCTATCGGTACTGCAGAAATACAACGCCTTTCAGATCCTTCTGGATACAATATTGCTTACAATAGAAAACAAGCACATGCTCAGCAACTAGCAAACGAATTAGGCGCTAATTTTGATTCAAGCCTAATTGGTTCACAAATTGATGCTGCAAATATTAACAATGCAGATGCAACTAAATTTGACCAAGCCGCTGTTACGGCAGGTAAAGCAGACATTACTACTTGGATGATGCAAAATCCAAACGCCACAGATGCTGAAATTCAACAGCATATGGCTAAAGCAATGCTTAATTCAGGTGCGGTAAGTGCAACTACAGGCGGAACAATATTTAATACCGCTCAATCATTGGCTAGTATTGCTCAGCAATACGGACAAAGTGGACTTTACAATCAAGGAATGTTTAATTCATATGCAGCCAATGTTGCCGCTGGTACACAAGGCTACGATGTAAATACTTTTATGGAACAACAAAAGCAAAATGCTATGAATATTTACAAGCCATTTGCTAATCAAATTGCCGCTGGTGCTACCGTTTCAAGCCTTGCAGATCCTTATGTTAATACAATTCAAAACCTTCTTGAAGTATCACCAAGTGATGTACAACTTGGTGCTACAACAGGTTATGGTGCAATGGTATCAAAAGCCATGATGGGTGATGGCACAACCGCTATTGATCCACTTTCATTTGCCAATACCGTTCGTTCTCAACCTGAATGGCTTAATACAAAAAATGCTCAATCAACATTGCTTGGCAATGCTAATTCGATTATTCAGAAGATGGGACTTGGCTAATGGCTGTTTCAGATATTTCCGTTGAACGGATGATTAACCTTGGCGTCTCACCAGCCAAGGCAGCATCAGCAGCAGTAGCGGCTTCAAATACTACTAGCGCTGCTGGGTTTAATCAAGTTGTTTCAGATGCTGGTGGAACTGTTACTACATCACCAACATATCCACCTGCTGGCACACCGATTTCTCAATCTGCGTCACCAAACGCTGATGGTACTTTTACAATTACAACAGTTGTTGCAGATGGTAAAGGTGGGCAAACAACAACAAAATCTATATCTGGCACACCAACAGCAACAACAGCAGCCAGCGACGCTCTTGCTGCACAGCAATTAGTAAACAAAACAAATCAAGCAAATGCTGCAGCACAGGCTACAGCATTACTTGAATCTTATGGTTTATCTGCAGACATAGGTGCTGGTATTACAGCCCTTGCTCAAAATGGTCTTGACTCTACAACCATTACCAGCATTTTAGATGCCCCAAATCCAACCACTGCAATTACTGCTCTTGGACTACAAGGCTCACAACTAACAGCAGCCAACCAACTTATTACATCATGGCAGGCTCGTTTTCCTGGCAATCAGGCTCGTATTGCTGCTGGTCTTAACCCAATTGATCCTGCAACATATATTGCCAATGAGACTGCATATAAGCAAGTAATGACAATGGCTGGTATTCCAGCAAGCAGCCCATTAATGCAAACATCATATCTCGGCAATTTAATGGCACAAGATGTTTCTCCAGCAGAAGTACAACAGCGTGTATCTACAGCAACATCTGCTATTCAAAATGAAGATCCAATGGTTATTGCTCAATTGCAAAGCCAATATGGACTTAGCCAATCATCAATTCTTTCACACCTTCTTGACCCAACAGTATCTGCACCTGTTATTCAACAGGAATATAACGCAGCCACGATTGCTGCAGAAGCGGCTCGTGCTGGTGTGGCAATTACAGTTGGTAATACTGGCGGCAATGTACAAGGTGGCGGATTGCTTAATAACAATTCACTTCAAATGCAATTGGCTGCACAAGGTGTTACACAATCTCAGGCACAACAAGGCTTTCAGGCCATTGCAGCGCAACAACCAGCACTTGAATCAATCGCTGGTCGTTACGGGGCAGGTATTACTGGCCCAGCAAACATCGGTCAAGCACTCACGGCAGCAACCTTTAACACCACAGGTGCCGCCGCAGCGCAGCAACAAATTAATTTACTTAAGACTGCTGAAACATCAGCATTCAGCGGTTCAGCAGGTGCCGTTACTGGCAGCCTAGGTCCACGAGATACAAGCGGACTGCAATAAATAAAATCCGTCACTAAAGACCAGCATAGATGACGCGTATTAAGACTGGTAGTAAGAGCCAACCAACCTTCCCCTGGGTGAAGTTGAGGCTTACGCATCCGACAACGAAAGGGAGTGCCATATGGCAAACCAATATGAAGACGAAGAAGACGATCTAGATATTGAACAAGAAGTTCAATCAGATGGTCCTGCCAATCTACGCAAGGCTTTGAAAAGAGCAGAGCGTGAAAAGAAAGAACTGTCTGAACAACTTGCTCAGATCCAATCGGATCTTCGCAGTCGTTCCGTAAAGGAAGTATTGGCAACGAAAGGCGTACCTGACAAGGTAGCCAAGTTCATACCAGGCGACGTCAGTACGCCAGAACAGATTGACTCATGGCTTGCAGAAAATGCCGATGTATTCGGCCTTGCACCCGCAGGTGAATCTGCTCCTACCGATCCAGAGAAGGCAGCAAATCAGGCATCGTATCAACGAATCAATGCCGCTACTCAAAACGCAGCAGCACCTACACGCGACGCAGACCTTATGGCCAAAGTCGCTGGTGCAAAGTCTGTAGACGATTTAAATGCGTTAACAGGAAATTTGAGCCAACGCCGTCGGTAGTTAATTCTATCCATCGCACGAAAACCCTAAAGAAAGAAGGTGACACATGAGCAACGCATATACAGATACATCATCTGGTTCCCTTGGTACTTCTCTAGTACAAACAGCCTATGATCGTTATGTTGAATTCGCTCTCCGTGCTGTGCCTCTTATCCGCGACGTTGCGGACAAGCGCCCAGTACAACAGGCTATGCCTGGTTCGTCTGTAGTATTCCAGATTTACACAGACCTATCACAGGTAACAGCACCACTTTCAGAAGACGTTGATCCAGATGCTGTAGCCCTAGGCAACACAACACCTATCACCGTTTCCCTGAATGAATATGGAAACGCTTCACTTGCTACACGTAAGTTGGAGTTGTTCTCACTCTCAGACGTTGATCCAGCAATTGCTGACATCATCGCCTTCAACATGGCTGACTCACTTGACACAAACGTTTTGAACGTCCTTGTTGGTGGACCAAATGCAATTGCAAAGGTAAACGGCGCAATTGTATCTACCTATGCAGGTTCATACACAAACGGAACCACACAGGCTCTTGTCAAGAATACAGACGTTATTTCAGCAGCAATGATTCGTACAGCAGTTGCAAAACTACGTGCGAACAAGGCTGTTCCACGCCAAGGAGAATACTACTGGACTGGTATCCACCCAGAAGTTTCATACGACCTTCGCTCCGAAACTGGAGCAGGCGGATGGCGCGATGACCATAAGTATGCAGAGAATGGTGCGTCAGAATTCTGGCCAGGCACCATCGGAACTTACGAAGGTTCTATGTTCGTAGAATCACCACGTTTGTTCAACACAACTGATGGTACAGGCGCAACAGGTAACACAGGTACCTTCGGTACATCTGGTTACACATACGGCACAGGCGGAGTACGCGTATTCCGTACACTTGTTGCTGGTAAGCAAGCACTTGCAGAAGCAGTTGCCGAAGAGCCACACGTTATCTTCGGACCAATTGTTGACAAGTTGATGCGTTTCCGTCCAATCGGTTGGTACGGTGTACTCGGCTGGAGCCGTTACCGTGACGCTGCATTGGTTCGTTTGGAATCAACTTCAAGCATCCACAGTTCATAATTGAACTAGTTGTTGTCCTGCCCTCGCACGTGGGGGCAGGCGGCAACGCTTACGAAAGGAAGCCATGACATACATTTTTAAAGCCCCAACGGTTGATGAATCACCAGCGGGTTTTAGTCGTTTGTTTTGGCGTTACAAAATTGCACGCGGAGACAGCATTCTTGTCTATGGCACAGCCATTGTACGTGAGCGTACACCTGGCGTTGATGAAACACAAGCAGCAGACTACTGCTATTTGGGTGGACATGAATATGTCATCACTCAAACTGAAGTTGATATTTTAACAAACGGCGGTTATGGCTACTGCATAACCACAACGGCATAGGAGATAAAGTGACACCAGGCAGATATAATATTACTGTTATTAAAGGTACAACTTTTACACTTGCTCCTATTTGGAATATTGATAACCTTGCTGTAAACCTGACAGGTTACAGTGCTGATATGCAAGTACGCGATGTAAGCAACAACCTTATTACAGAAATGTCTGTAGCCAATGGACGGGCAACAATTGCCCCTGGTCTTGGCCAAGTAACTTTTACACTAACCCCTGCTCAGACAACAGCGCTAGCCGCTGGTAATTATTTTTATGCAATTAACTACACAGATTCAGCAAATAATGTGTATCAAATTCTTCAAGGAGCATTTATCGTACAGGCAAGCGTGGTACAATAATGGCTAGCACGGTAAATAGTATTTCAACAGTTTTAATTCCTACAACCACAAATGTTTACAATGTGGCTATTCAAGAAAATCAAGTTATTGAATTAGGACCAGTTGGTCCTCAAGGTATTCAAGGAGCAAGCGGTGCAACAGGACCTACAGGCCCAAGTATTACAGGATCCACAGGCGCTACAGGCAGCCAAGGAAAGACTGGCTCAACTGGCTCCACAGGAAGTACAGGCAGCACAGGCTCTACAGGCTCAACAGGATCCACAGGTTCTACTGGATCTACAGGTAGTACTGGCAGCACAGGGTCTACTGGATCCACTGGGTCAACAGGAGTAACTGGTGCGCAAGGTAACACGGGTAGCACTGGTAACACTGGCCCTACTGGCTCTACTGGCAATACTGGTTCGCAAGGGCAAACAGGTCCAACAGGACCTACTGGATTAACTGGTGCAACAGGAGCAATTGGAAATACTGGTAGCACAGGAAATACAGGTGCCACAGGAATTGTTGGCCCAACTGGGCCAACGGGTAGCACAGGTTCTCAAGGAAGCACTGGGCAAACTGGACCAACTGGAAGCCAAGGTAATACAGGTCCAACTGGAGCCGTAGGCTCTACAGGAGCCGTTGGAAACACGGGAGCCACAGGTAATACTGGGGCAACTGGTAATACAGGCTCACAGGGCAACACAGGCCCTACAGGGGCTATTGGAGCGACAGGCTCTACAGGTTCTCAAGGAAACACAGGTGCGACAGGTGCTATTGGCAATACTGGTTCTACTGGTTCCACTGGTGCCACTGGCGCTATTGGTAACACAGGGTCTACAGGACCAACGGGTGCTACAGGAAATACAGGCTCAACTGGAACGACTGGTCCAACAGGCCCAACAGGATTAACTGGTAATACAGGCGCTACTGGAGCAACAGGTAATACTGGCGCAGGCGTAACTGGTGCTACTGGTGCCACTGGTGCAGGCGGTACGCTAGGCCATTACGGTAACTTTTACGATACTACCACTCAGACCAATGCAGGCGCTACTAGCGCCAACCTTATTACTATTAACACCGATTCTGGCTCAAGTGGCGTAAGCATCGTCTCATCTAGCCAAATTACTTTTGCCTATGCTGGTACTTACTCAGTAAACTTTTTGGGTCAATTCATCACCACTGGCGGTGGAAGCAACTACCAAGTAAACGTTTGGTATGCCCTTAACGGAACTGCTGTGACTCAATCAACCGCAGTCTTTACAACCTCTGGCGTTAACAACCAAGTCCTTGCAAACATTGAAGACTTAGTAACAGTTAATGCTGGTGACTACATCCAGTTCTACTGGTCATCACAAAACACTTATATGGAATTACTAGCAGTTGCTGCTGGTTCATCTCCGACTCGTCCTGCATCTCCAAGCGTGAATCTTCACGTTGAACAAATTATGTACACCATACTTGGACCGACGGGAGCAACAGGTGCCACAGGAGCCACAGGTAACACAGGTTCAAATGGATCTACGGGAGCGACTGGCGCAACAGGACCAACAGGGCCGACAGGTAATACTGGAAGCAATGGTCAGACTGGAGCGACGGGGGCTACTGGACAAACAGGGGCAACTGGTTCTACGGGAAGCACGGGAGCAACAGGCCCAAGTGCATCGGCGTTAGTTGATATGCTCTGGCTTGGGGCTATGTGATAGAATAGCGTATGCCCAAGATAGCCGTTTATTCCATTTGTAAAAATGAGATTAAACATATTGAGCGTTACGCAGAGGCTACAAAAGATGCGGATTATCGCATCGTAGTTGACACTGGATCTACCGATGGCAGCCAAGATAAACTGCGTGAATTGGGTATAACCGTTTATCAAATACATTTAGATCCGTTTCGCTTTGATGTGGCTCGCAACACAGCCTTATCACTTGTTCCAGAGGATGCCGATGTTTGCCTTATTCTTGATATGGATGAAGTACCTGAAGAAAATTTTTTCCAGAAAGTACGACGTGGCTGGAAACCAGGTGTACATCTGGGATGGATCAGTATGGATACTGGGCAAAAGTGGGAAAGGGACAGGCTTCATTCGCGCTTTGGGTGGCATTGGAAATATCCATGTCATGAAGTTCAAATCTACTACGGCAAAGATGAAGTTAAAGATTGTGACATCAGGGGAGCAGTTATTAAGCATCTTCCCGATGAAAGCAAATCCAGAGGATTATATTTAAATTTACTTGAAATGGCAGTCAAAGAATTGCCGCATGATCCGCGCATGTGGACTTACATGTGCAGAGAATATTATTTCCACCAACGATGGCAAGATGTTATTGACGCCGCTCAAAAACAATTACCACTCAATGGCTGGGATGTAGAACAAGCCGCTGTCTGCCGATGGGCAGGTGAGGCTAGTCACCAACTTGGCAAAGAAGATGATGCCAGAGATTGGTATGACAAAGGTGTACAAATTCTTCCCACACAAGGCGAACCATGGTATGGAGTAGCAATTCATGCTTACCGTAATCAAAATTGGAGCAGATGTTTAGATGCTTCTATTAACGTTATGGAACGTACTCGTTCAACCCACTATTGCTACGAATCAGCAATCTGGGACTGGAAAGCCTATGACCTTGCATCAATCGCTGCTTACAACCTCAAGCATATTGATGAAGCAATAGCCTTCGCTACACAAGCGGTAATAGGCAACGGTCCAGAAACAGATCGTATTCAACGCAACTTAGATTTTTTTAGACAGGTGAAGAATGAATCATCAACACACAAGCAAAGTTCTTGAATGGGGCTTTGATGAAAAATACAATAGCATTCCTTCTAAATACGGCTGTGCCGAATGTCATGAAACGTATACCAAATTACCAGTTTATCCAGAAACACCATCGGATCATAGTCAGCATAATGATTATATTGACGGGTGTTTTGCTTGCAAGATTAGGACATTAGAACTTAACACTGGTGACGCTGGACGTTCTGATTCTATGTCTCAAAAGAAGTGGGATGCTGAACTAAACGCTTATGCAGATGCTCGCTCACAGGGCATACAACCCGCTGGTACAACAATGAAAGCAGTTGCTGAAGCCAAGGAAGCAAGCGACAAACTAGGCGCAGCATTTGATGCTGGAGTTATGCCTGCGGCACAAAAGATTACTAAGCAAACCGCTTCTGTAATGAAAGAAACTGGAGTTATCTAATGGCTATGAATGATAAAAAGCAAGACGCAAAAGTTACTAAAGGATTAAAGCCAGCACAAAAGGCAGCCTTTAAAAAAGCCGATGCTGCGATGGATAAGAAGAAGCCATCTGCTAAGGCTGATATGAAAATGGATAAAGCACTTGTAGCCAAGATCAAGAAAGGCAAGTAAATGGCAGCAGCAAAAAAGGGTATGGGCTTCGCAGCCGCTCAAAAGTCAATCGCTAAAAAGTCTGGCGTATCAATGAAGTCAGCAGGAGCAATCCTTGCATCTTCAACTCGTAAGGCTTCACCAGCAGCAAAGAAAGCAAATCCAAATCTAAAGAAGGTAGCAATGCCTCAGAAAAAAGGTGGTAAATAATATGTGCGCTTCATGTGGATGCAATAACAATGCAGTTAAGGCAACTGGCAAACTAGACGGCAAGCCAACTGAAACACCTTATGGTGAGTATGAAGGCGTCGGCGGCACAGTTACATGGCCAACAAAGTAGTCAAAACACGCGGTGCTGCAAAGCAAGCGGTTACTGACACAATTACAATTGGCAATCAAAAGCATGTAATTACCAAAGCCAGCAATGGTGACATTGTTGTCAACCATCCTGGCTCAAAGAAAACAACATTTAAGAAAATTGATTTAACTAAGAAGGCAGATGTTAAAACCATTGCTGGCGGCGTAGCCGCTGTTAAGAAATGGCACAAAACACATCCAACGAAAGGTAAGTAAATGACGACGCCCCCAAGTCTGCAGTACAGCATGAATCGTTTGGCAGGTACATTAGTTAATGGCGTACCAACCCTTGATACACAAGGTGCTGCAAATGTTTGGGCTGGTACCACAACCCCTTTAGATACTGAGGGTGCGCTTAACTACCTTTACGGAAAACGTTTTACTAAGCCAAACTACAATATTGATATGCCAGGAATTTTAAATTCATTGGCTGGCACATATGGTCTTGGCGAAAATCTAGCAGCATCGTTGATAGCATCATGACTTTATTTGTAGACCTTATTGACGAAACTGCTTTATCACTTACTGGTTATACCAATCGCCAGGATCAAGCAACCTACCTAACCGCTCCAATGGCAGCAACCGACCTAACCTTTACAGTTGCCGATGGAACAGTGCTAACTCGTGGTTTGGTTGAAATTGATGATGAATTGATCTGGGTTGACTCATTTGACCGTACAACTAACACAGCCACTATTCCAGCATATGGTCGTGGCTTTCGTGATACAACCGCTGCAGTTCATACGGCTGGTACACGAGTCACAATTACTCCGTCGTTCCCACGCTCAGTAATTCGTCGCAATTTGCAACAAGCAATTGATGCTGTATATCCAGATTTGTTTGGTACCTATTACACAATTTTTAACTTTCAAGCAGCAGTAACAACTTATGTTCTGCCAGATGAATGTATAGATGTATTGGCTGCCTCATGGCGCACCATTGGACCTTCTAAAGAATGGTTGCCTATTCGCCATTATCGTGTAGATCGTACTGCTAACCCATTGGTATGGAACAGTGGTAAGACTATTTCTATCCGTGAGGGTATTATTCCTGGTCGTCCCGTCATGGTAACTTATACAAAAAAGCCAACTGTTATTCAATATGATAACGATGATTTTTCTATGACTGGTTTATCAGATTCAGCACGTGAAGTCATTGTCCTTGGAGCCGCATATCGTACTGCCATGTATCTTGATTTTGGTCGTGTACCAGCACTAACCGCAGAAGCAGATGCAATGAGTCAATCTAACCCAATTGGTTCAGCAGTCAACATTGGCCGTGCAATTCAAAATCTTTATCAAGCGCGTTTACAAATTGAGATTCGTCGTCTTGAAGCCCAGTTCCCACCCCGCACGCACTACACAAGTTAGGATAATCAGTGACAAGATACTACTCAGCAGTTGCTGTAGACAATACCCTTGGTTCAGCAATAACCAGCGGTTCTACAACAGCAACACTCAATACATCCCCGATTGGTTATCCAAGCAGTTTTCCATTTGTGTTGGCGATTGACTACAACGCAGCAACAGAAGAACTTGTATTGGTAACGGCAGTATCTGGTACAACTATTAGCATTACTCGTGGTTTTAACGGATCAACGCCACAATCTCACGCAGTGGGTGCAGTAATACGTCACGTTATTACAGCCCAAGATTTAACAGATACTCAAACGCATTACAATACTGCATTAACTGATGGTGCGCATGGAGTAACTGGCTCACTAGCCACATTCCTTGGTGCGCCAACATCGGCTAACCTAGCCGCAGTAGTTACCGATGAGACTGGTTCAGGTTCACTTGTTTTTGCAACTGGTCCAACAATTAACAGCCCAGTCATTACAGGCACAATTGCTGCCAGTGGCTCTACTGGTGCTTCAGGTCAATACCTTTCATCAACAGCAACTGGTATCGCCTGGGTAACACCAGCAACAACTAACCTTGTTCTCAATCCTCAGACTGGTACAACCTACACCCTCGTATCTAGCGACTTAAACAAAGTGGTTACCTTAAGTAACTCATCTGCAATAACCTTGACCATCCCATCGGCTGTCTTTACTACTGGTCAACAGATCAACATCCAGCAAATTGGCGCAGGACAGGTAACCGTACAGGGAGATGGAACGTCTACCTTTACAGGGACTGGAACTAAGTTACGCGCACAATACAGTGCAGCCACCATTGTTTGCACAGGAACCAATACCTTCACATTGATTGGAGACTTAGCATAATGGCTACAGCATACGTCGTACTAGGACAGGCTACGCCCTCAGCGGCTGGCTCATCTACCCTTGTTACAGGGTCAACTAACGGCTCTATCGTAGGCTCCTTTACTGTCTGCAATAAAGGAACATCTACTGATGCAATCCGTGTCAGCATTACCAAATCTGGTGGCTCTGCTTATTACCAGTACTACGGTTTTAACGTGCCTGGCAATAGCACTATTCACGAACAACCAGGTTGGACATTAGCGACAGGTGACACAATTACCGTATATTCAACTGTTGGTAACACCGACTTTACAGCGACAGGAGTAACACTCTAATGGCCGTCTCATTACTTGTTAACGGAAGCGCTGTTCCAGCAGTTGCGGTTAATGCCCAAACTGCTTCATATACCTTTGTCTTGGGCGATGGCAATAACACCCTTGTTACTTTGTCTAACGCCTCTGCCAACACGGTGACTATCCCACCTAACTCATCAGTGGCATTTCCCGTAGGAACTGTGTTAAACTTCGCACAAACTGGCGCTGGTCAGACAACAATTACTCAAGGAAGCGGTGTGACTATTACATCAACTGGTGCTACGGCGACTGCTCCAAAGACTCGTGTGCAATACAGTGCGGCTACTGCAATTCAGACCAGCGCAAATAACTGGCTTGTGATTGGAGATATATCATAATGACGCCAATGCTCGGAATTTACGCTTCTCAAATATCAGGTCATTTATACAATGGACCTACAACGGTTAATTATCTTCTTATCGCTGGTGGCGGTGGTGGCGGTTCTAGTAATGGACCTTCAAGTTTTTTTGGCGGCGGCGGTGGAGCGGGTGGATTACTTAATTCTTCCATATCCGTAACCCCTGGAGTGCAATACAATATTACAGTTGGCAGCGCAGGCGGAAATAATAGCGCTGGCAACAATTCAACTTTGTTTGGATTAACAGCAGTTGGTGGTGGTAGACCTGGTAATCCGTCAATTTTTAATGGTGGTAATGGTGGTTCTGGCGGTGGAGCAAGTAGTACTGGTTCAGGTGGTTCAGGTACATCAGGACAAGGTTATAGCGGTGTGTCATTTAACGGTGGCGGTGGCGGTGGATCTAATGCTTCTGGTTCGATTCATTCTGGCGGTTCTGGTATAACAATAAATTACAATGGTTCTAGCCCTGCGTTTGCTGGTGGCGGCGGCGGTGGAGCGGGTGGTACTGGTTCTGGTGGTTTTGGTGGTGGCGGTGATGGTGGGCGTAATGGTCATGCACCTCTTTGTGGCAGATGTGCAACTTCTTATGGTAGCGGTGGTGGTGGTGCTGCGGTTTGTGGTGGTACTTGTACTGGCGGTATTGGCGGTAATGGTAGTAGCGGTATTGTTGTTATTTATTATGCAAATACTTATAATCTTGCTAGTTCAACTACTGGTTCGCCAACAATTCAAAATTTAAATGGAAATAGAATTTATACCTTTACAGGAACAGGAAGCATAACATTCTAATGGCTCACTTTGCAAAAATAGATGAAAATAATATTGTTACAGAAGTTATTGTTGTAGACAATAATGAAGCGCCTAATGAAGAAATAGGTATTGCTTTTATTGGTTCTTTAGGTTTAACAGGAACTTGGAAACAAACTTCATACAATACTCGTGGTGGAATACATTATGGAGAAAATCGTGAACCTGATAATGGCGTAGCCTTACGCAAAAATTATGCGTCTATTGGACATATTTACGATAGTCATCTTGACGCTTTTATTCCCCCTACGCCATACCCATCTTGGGTGTTGGATGAACAAACTTGCCAATGGGTAGCGCCTGTTCCACGCCCACAAAGTGATGCAACAACTGGTTATAAGTGGGATGAAGATAGCAAGTCTTGGGTTGCTTTTACAAAGACACAGCCAACTGCTTAAATCTATGCTAGGCTTTTATCCTAACAAGGGGGTAGCAATGGCAGAAATTGTTTTTACAGATATACATAATCTTGATGGTGTATTGGAAAAACCAAAGCCAGCAATAGAATATATACCTGAATGGTATAAAGCAGCAAAATCATATCTTGACCCTAGTGGCAAAAAAGCACCTAGTTTAGATGGACAACCTTACGCAACTATTAAACGCTGTATGCCCCTGTGGGATATGATGACGGCTGGCTACATAATGGAAACGCCTTATGATATTTATATAAGGCAAACTGAAACAGGCCCATATTTTCAATGGGGTAGTAACGAAGCAATTGCTTTTCAATCAATGGATCAATTTCAAAACCATCCATACTCCCGCGACATTAACTATGCCGCAAGGATTAATATTCCTTGGTCTATTAAAACCCCAAAGGGTTGGTCCATTATGGTAATGGAACCACAGCACCACGAGCCAGGACCTATTACTTGCGCTAGTGGCATTGTGGATACAGATGATTATTCACTACCATTTAATATGTTCCTTAAATTACGCGACCCAAAGTTTGAAGGAATGATTCCTGCGGGTACGCCGTTCTTACAAATTATTCCTTTTAAGCGTGAGGCTTGGACATCATCTCTTGGTGGTAAAAAAGAACGTATTAAACACGCGTCAGATAGACAAAAATTTTCTAAAGTATTTTTTGACCGTTACAAAAAATTTTGGTGGCAAAAAAAAGAATACAAGTAATAGTAAGCCCCGCCAAGTGCGGGGCTTTTTTATTAAAAATAAACTAAGGAGTATAGGTGGCTATAGGCGGCTATAAGCACATTGCGGAACGTCCCGTTGATCCAGTTGGCTTACCTGCTAACTCTGGAAATACCTACTACAACACGGCTAATAATTACGACTGCGCTATTGCAGGTCTGCCGTTCTTCCTTGGTATTAGCAAAGAACATCCATACAAGCGTGAGACTGCGCAGTATCGCAAGCAACAGATTGACCAACAAAAGGAGCCAGGTGAGCAGACGCTCACAGGTTGGTGGCTTCGTAGCCAATCCTCATTTCATTACGGCGCTGGTATTCGTTACGAAGAACCAGTTGAAGGTGAGACTGTTGGTTATCGTTTTAACAAGTCTGCTGGTGTAGATGTATTTAACATTGGTCGAGTAACACTACTCCCAGATGTGGCAAAGAATACAAGCATTACAGTATCTTCTGGTGTTACACCAATTATGGTTGGTGGCACAGATGCCAATGGCGTAGATCTATACTTGACAGCAACTGGCTCAACTTTACAGTTGACAACAACTAGCGGCACATCAACCCTTACATGGGGCGGCTCAACTCCAATATTGGCTCTTGCTCAAGACGGTGCCAATTACTATGTTCTTGCAGCGGCTGGTGTATACAAAGGACCTTTAACTGGTGCTACTAGCGGCACATTGATTTTTACCAATCCATCATTCCTCGGCACTGTAACCACAGGCGTACTTGGCTGGGTTAAACAGCGTCTTATTGCTGGTATTCAAAACGGTTTGTTTGAAATAAATAGTATTGTTTCAGTTAACGTGGCAACCACATATGTAGATGGTGCTTTTAATGCCAACATTACTACTGCAAGTAATCACAACTTTGTTGTTGGTTCAGAGGTTACGCTTTCTGGCGTAGGTTCACCATACAACGGTACCTTTACCGTTACTAGCGTACCAAGCCAAACAAAATTTACTTTTTTTGTTAACAATGCTGCAGTATCTACCAATGCTTCTGCCACAGGTACTGTGCAATTGGCAAGCAATAACAATCTTCCTATCTATGTACATCCAAATCCATCATGGAAATGGTCAGCAGTTTGCGAAGGTCCAAACAACATTTATGTATCAGGTTACGCTGGATCTTATTCATCTATTTTTCGCTTAGCATTAGATACAACAACAGGAAATATTCCATTACTTACCCGTAGCCTTGAGGCAGCCATCATGCCCACGGGTGAACAGATTTACTGCATGGGTGCATACCTTGGTAAATTTATTGTCCTTGGCACAAACAAAGGTATTCGCATAGGCACAATTGATACATCGGGCTTTGTGTCTAATGGTTACATTACCTATGGTCCATTGATTGTTATTACTAATGGCTATGATCCAGCCAGCGGAACAGTACTATCTGGCTACGCTTGCCGCAGTCTTACCTTTAATGATCGTTATGCTTATGTAACTATCTCTGACTACATTGACAATGGCGATGGTACATACTCATCTGGCTTAATAAAAATTGATCTTAGTCGTGATTTTGGTACGCTTCAAATGGGATGGGCAACACATCTTCGTGTGCCATCTATAGCAGAGGCTGTAGCCGTATGCGTTATGGGACAAACAAATCAACTTGTTATTGGCGTTAAAGGTACTGGCGTATACCAACAAACAACTACATTGGTTAACAATGGCTACCTTCAAACAGGTCAAATTCGTTACTTTACTCTTGAAGATAAGCACTTTGAATTGGTTAAATTACGTGAAACTTTGCCATTAAAAGGCAAGTTAAAACTTAGCAGCGTACTTTCCACTGGTTCAGTTACGGATATTATTACCGTAGATAATACATTTGATTTTACTCAAGATGTATCAGGGTTAGATCAAACAGCAGACCTTGAACCACAAGAATCAATTGCCCTTAAATTTACTTTGTATTCAGCATCTGGTCAGCAGGTAGGTCAAGAAGATTCATTTAACGGTTATCAACTTAAAGCCCTACCAGCCGTTCATCGTGAACGTATTTACACTTTACCGCTTCTTAACTTTGATTTTGAAGGCGATAAATACAACATGACTACTGGTTATGAAGGTCGTGCAATGGATCGTTTAACTGCCTTAGAAACAGTTGAATCTAATGGCGACGTTATTATTTTGCAAGATTTTACTAATAACGAAAGCATTAGAGGAGTTATTGAAAGTCTTTCTTTCAGTAGAGAAACACCACCTGAGCGTAGATTTACTGGCTTTGGTGGCATCATTACCGTTCAATTCCGAACCGTCGTATAACAGATAGGGCATACTGCAAATGACCAGCACGGATATAACCACCATCCTTTACAACAGTGTATTTACTGTTGGAGCAACTGCTACAGGCGTATGGTACGTTTTTAAGCATGGTGTTAAAAATGTTATGAAGCAAGAATTTGAAGACCTTCAGACAATTAAGCATGAGGTAACACCTAATTCAGGCGGCTCCCTTAATGATGCTATCCGCAAGCAAGTCATTCCAATGGTTGAGACTTTAGTTGAGCGTCAACAAAACATAGCAGTTGATGTAGCAATCCTTAATGGCAGGTTTGAACAGCACGTCAGGGAGCATAATGATTAACCTATTAAAGCAAAAGTATATCCACGAAACAACTGGTGATGTACTGACCTTTAGTGAGCAAGTATCATGGAAGATCCAAGGCATTATCCGCAATTGGTTCTTTGTAGTTCTATGGTCTGGTGTTACTTTTGTCTGGTGGCTTCAACCTACATGGTTTACAGACACACACGCATATATTAAATGGATGAATCTAGCCTCATGGCTAGCAGTAACCGTAGAACTTATCATTGGTATTGCCATGATTGGGCAGACTAAACGAGATGCTCTCATCATACGCCACATTCTCAAACTTGAGAAGCAAGAATTAGATCATTTGAAAGACATTATTGAGGATATGAATGACAACATATGAACCTAGATTTGGTGATTACGGAGTGGTTAAAACCAATGGTTTCTTTGGTTGGCTTATTCGTCTTGGTACTTTTTCTCGTTGGAACCATGTTGTTGTCTATGTCGGCAACGGAGACATTATCTCTGCTGATCCGCGTGGGATAAAGAAAAAGAAAGCCGCTGAGTATTCAAGTATTGCTTGGAACCAACATGAGGAACTAGATGACAACCAACGGATGCAGATTGTTAATGCTGCCCTTGAGACTGTTGGTAAGCCATATGATTTTTTTACTATCATTGATATAGCCTTGCGAAGCCTTGGGCTTAAAGTATTGACCAAAGGAATTATTAGTCGTCTTGCTCAAAGCGATGGTTACATCTGCTCTGAATTGGTAGCCGAGTGCTACCGCAAAGGCGGGCTAGTAGTAGCCAAAGAAGATTATTTGTGTACCCCAGGAGACTTGGCTGAGAGGCTGATCTGGCAATGAGCAGCGGCTTAGATATAGTCAACATTGCTCAAAAGCAGATTGGCTTTATCGAAGGACCTAACAACGAAAACCCATATGGCACTTGGTATGGCATACCTAATCAAAGTTACTGCGCCATGTTTGTTAGTTGGGTATTTGATCAAGCAAAGTTATCTGCTCTAGTTGCTGCTGAAACACCCAAGGGATTTAGTTACTGCCCAGTAGGATTAAGTTGGTTCCAGAAACATGGCCAGATAGTTCCTAAAGGAACAGGTCGCCCTGGCGATATTGTCTTCTATGATTTTTCTGGCAAAGGTATTCCTGAGCATGTCGGTATCCTTGAGAACTGCTCAACGGCAGGACTAACAGTCATTGAGGCTAACACCAGCCCTGACCATGCCACTGGCTCACAAGCAAACGGCATAGGCGTCTTTCGCCGTCATCGCCCTTGGCTAAACGTCATTGCCATTGCTAGACCTAATTACCCAACACCTGTCAAGCCTTCTGTGCCTACCAAAAACAAGATGCTAGCAACGGGAGTTGCAGGCGCAACTGCCCTTGGTGGTGGTGGAATGGCTTTGAACAATAATCTCAACTCATCTACGCCTAGCGTCAAGGCTCCAACGGTCATCGTAGCCCCGCCATTTCCTGGCACAGCAGCCTTTAAAGTGGGTTATAAGACTGCAGCAGCCCTAATTGTAGAGAGAGCCTTAGCCAATGCAGGATTGCTACCTCAGAATCAAATTTTAGGTACATTAACAGCAGAGGATCTAGCCCTCGTGCCTGTCTATCAGAGCAAATATCCTGGGCTTAAAAAAGAAAAGGGTATTGGCCCATTTACCTACTCGTCTATGACGGCAAAGGCTGGCTCATAATGCCATTTAAGTTTGATATGACAAACCCAAAAACTGCTGTACTTGGCGGTTTGGCTGGGTTGGTTACATGGAAAGCAAGCAATTTTGCCATTGATCCTGTACACTTAGGAATGGTTGCAACTGCTGTTGCTGCTGGTACTGCGACGCCAAAGCCTTATGGCTCACCGTTGCAAGATCCAGAGGCTACACATTCAGCCACTCCATATGTTGACAATGTAGAGGAAGAATAAATGAAAATATCATCACGCGAAAAAGCACTGTTTGAACATTACATTCTTGCAACAATTGCAAGCGGTGTAGCCATTTATCAAACTGGCAATCATCACCTAAAGGCTGTGGCATGGGCTGCTCTTGTTGGAGTAGTTGGTCCACTACTTGCTCGCATCAATCCTAATTCATTAGTGAACAAGGCTTTGCCTGTAGTTCACACACCAATAGTTCCAGCATCTGCGCCAACTACAACTAAGTAAAACTTAATAGCAGTTAAACCGCCCTACCGTTAATTCGGTGGGGCGGTTTTTTTGTTTTCCCAATCTTTATTTACC